TGCAAAATCCAAAAATAGAACCAATACAAAATTATATTGTGTTTGATAGAACTGGAATTAAACACACCGAAGAATCCAAAAGAAAAATTAGTGATAGACAAAAAGTTAATATGTTGGGTAACACTAATGGAAAATCCAATAAAGGTAAATCTTGGGGTAATATGTCCGAAGAAGCCAAAGAAAAAATCAGAAAAAGTAAATGTGGTAAAAAAAGAAAACCTTTTTCTGATGAATGGAAGAAAAAACTTAGTGAAAGTAGAAAAAAATATTTGGCAAAGTTAAATAGTTCTGTTGACAAAGCCTAAATAATATTATATAATGAGAAGTCTGTGGATAATCCGTTTTTATATACCGTTAATATACCGTTTAATAAGGAGTAGTATATGAGTTCATTTGCGAACCTAAAACGCCAATCTGGCAACCTCGATAAGTTATCTAAAGCAATCGAGGCACTCAACACCTCATCCGAAGGTGGATATAAACCCGACAATTATTGGAAATGCGAAGTAGATAAAGCTGGCAACGGCATGGCTACAATTCGTTTTCTACCAACAGCCTCAGCTGATGGTGATGATTCTCTGCCTTGGGCTAAGATTCACTCACATGGATTTCAAGGACCTGGTGGTTGGTTAATCGATAACTGTTTGACCACTTTACATCAGCAATGTCCTGTTTGTGAACATAATTCTGCTTTGTGGAATTCTGGCATCGAAGCAAACAAAGATATTGTTCGTAAACAAAAGCGTAAGTTGAATTACATCGCCAACATTTATGTTGTTTCTGATCCGAAACATCCAGAGAATGAAGGTAAAGTATTCCTCTACAAGTTTGGTAAGAAAATCTTTGATAAGATTTCTGAAGCCATGAACCCGCAGTTTGAAGATGAAACACCAATCAATCCATTTGATATGTGGAAAGGTGCTAACTTCAAGTTGAAGATTCGTAAGGTTGAAGGTTACCAGAACTATGATAAGTCTGAGTTTGAAGATCCAGCACCATTGTTATCTGATGATCATGAACTTGAGAAAATTTGGCAATCTGAGTATTCACTCAAAGAGTTGTTGAATGAAAAAGAGTTTAAGTCTTATGATGCTTTGAAGCAACGCCTTGACAAGGTACTAGGTTTGAATGGTGAAGCACCACGCACAACCGTAGAACAAGTTAAAGCAAAGACCTTTGATGCACCAAAAGCGAAGGCAGAAGATTCTCCATTCAAAGAAGATTCATCGGATGAAGATGATATGGCTTACTTTGCGAAGTTAGCTGAAGAAGATTAAACCTTAACCCCTTGGTTTAGACCCCGCTACGGCGGGGTTTTTTATTATACAACTCTGGTAGAATACAGAATCATATTTTGGAATGTAGGTTCCAAATTTCTAACAGATGGCATTGGAATTTTTTTGCCGTTCTCTGCATATTTCTTAACAGATGTGTTGTTAATAACGGAAGATGGATCCTGTTTACTCTCAGGTATATTCAAATTCAAATTCTCAGATTGTACCTGATTTAATTTCTGACTTGCTGGTGGTGTAACTGTTGCCTCAGTAGGTTTACTTACTGGTGCAGGTGAAGATGATACAGGTTTACCCTCAACACTAATAGACTTAACACCAGTATCTCTTTCTGCTTTGATTGTTCCAGTCTTTTCATCCCAACCAATTGTTTTAAGATAATCTTCTTGTAACTTACTATCTTTCCAAGGTACCATAGATTTTTTATCTGATGGTCTACCAGCAAGAATATTCATCTTCTTACGTTGTATTGCGTTCTCTGGTGTATTCTCTGTTACATCCATGATTTCACGACCAACCGCAGCATCAGGACTGCCTGCATCTTGAATCATTTGAGTTGTTTGTTCTGGATTAGGGTCGTTCTTCAATAGTTTATATAACAAACCAACAGTTAATGTTCCACCAACAAGGGCAAGACCTAAAGGACTCACCAAGAATGTTCCTAGACTTTTAAGTATAGTCATACCAGAAGAACCTAAACCAAAAGCGGCAAGTAAATCATCCAATAAACTAGATTCAGCATTTTCTGCCACTTTAGTTGCAGTAATCTTTTTAGCATCACCTGTATATCTTTTACCACTAATTGCTTCCATTAATTCTTTGTGTCGTCTGGCTTTCTCAATAGAATTTTCTTCTGCAAACTGATTGGCTTCTTCTCTACGAAGTGTATTGGCATCATTTACAGAGGCCATCAATGAATAAATTCTCATCAAAACATCATTGAACTCATTACCTTTTTCTAAAGGTTTAATCTTTGATGCAGTATCAGTATTCTTTGATTTACCTGTAAAGAATTGAATATCTTTTTTGCTTCTGCCAGTCAAACGACCAAGAAGTGCAGGTGCCAAATTAGAACCACCAGTCATAAACTTGGCAACATTCATTGGATCTAATGTTTGTTTCATGCCAGTCATCTTGGCTTGAGTTTTCTGTGATATACCAGATTTAATAGATTGACCAATGCCACCACCAGAAGCAATAGTTTCCGCTATCAAATCTGATAGAGATTGTCCTCTAATTCTTTGTGCTTTCTGATAATCCATTTATTGCGCCTTCTTTGAATATGCTGACCTATCATCACCTGACGGAGCAATTGGTGTTGATGATGTATTGGTCTGTGTGGTACTATTATTATTTACAATAAACGGTGCAGGTTCTTTGTCCATTTGTTTCTTCAATTCTCTATTTTCAGTAGAGGCTGAATTGATTTGATTGCCTGTAGATAACTCGTTGATATATGCTGAAGCCAATATCTTTCTATCTTCTTTGGACTTTTCACTGGCAGAACCAACCGCTTTATTTACTTTATCTATATTTTCCAAATCTTCAGGTTTTTTAATCTTTAACTTGAAGTATGCAGGTATAATTTTAGCCGCAATCTTTGGATCATTTGCCAAATCTGGATTACCCACCAAATCCTCACCAATCATTTTTCCAATTTTTTGATAGTTCTCTTTACCAGTAATCTGTATGAATCCACGACCACGATATTTGTAACCATCTCCTGGTTTATCGTTACCCATACGACCACCATAGATTACATCACCAACAGCCTCAGGTCCTTTATTGACAATTGCCTGAGCATCATCTATTGTTTGAAATCTTATCTTGTTTTTACCATTTTCTGGTTGACCACCTGGAATACCTGGAGGTCCGTATAATTTGAATAGTGTTTTTGCAGAATACTTTTCTAGTTCTTCACTTCTTGGTTTGAAAGCAGATTCTTTCTCAACATTGGCCATCACATTGGCTTGTGCTTGTTTTGTATAACCAGCGGCAATCAACGCACCAAGAACTAAACCTTTTGCACCAGTTGGAACTACAGGTGTAACTTTTTGTGCGGTAGGTGTTGGTGCTTTTTCTGTTGGTTTCTTTACAACCTCAGCTTTGGCCTTTTCTTTAACTTTTTCAGTTTCTTTTTTTCTTTCAGTCTGAGTTTGTTTTTGTTCTTTCTTTTTAACTTCCTCAGTATCTTTTTTGACCTTCTTCTTAGGTGCTCGTCTAGCAGTCAAAGCCTTAATCAACTCTTGATTGCGGTTTTCTTCTTGTTCTTCTTCATCTCTTTTATTTTCTTTACTATCAGATTCTTCTCTTTTACGAACCTGTTCCATATGCAACATCAATGTGTAAATGGAACCTAAAGTTTTGGTAGCAAACTCTATGGCTTCAGAATCACCTTCTGTTTGAAATTGTCTTTTCTTTTTAGGATCACCAGCAAAGTATTTGATTGCTTCTGGACTTCTACCAGTTAAACGACCAAGTAATGCAGGTGCAAGGCGAGAACCGCCAGTAAGAGTTTTAACGATGTTTAATGGGTCAAACTTCTCTTTGATGCCAGTCATTCTAGCTTTACTTTTATCAGAGAGTGATTGACTAATGGAAGAACCAATACCACCACCAGATACGATTCTATCTGTGATGAGTGAACCTAGAGATTTACCTCTAATGTCTTTGGCCTTTTGGTAATCCATTTACTATCTCTTTTGTCTTTCTTTAATCTTTTGATTTTCATCTTCAATATACTGAATCAAAAGGGAGATGTAAATATCTCTTTCCCAAGGCATCATATTTTCAAGTTCGGTCAAGCTATACTTATGGTGTTGCATTAACGAAAAATTCGTTTTGTAATAATTACTCAGATTGTCATGACGAAATATTAACCGAAAAAACTTTCTAACCCTTCCACCTCTATCGTGTGATTAAAACCACACTTACCGCAGGTGATGTCTAAAGTATTTTTTAATTTTGGTAAATTCTCAAAGAACTCTTCAATCTTCTTAAACTGTTCTGAATTTAGACTTTCAACAAACTCCAACATTTCTTGTGGAGATGTTTCGTTGGCATAATAGAACTGTTCACCATCATAGATGTATTCAATACTTTGAGCAATCATATGAAAAGTTACTTCATTGATATCATCATACTGAATAGAATCTTTAACAATACCAAACTGCGGATACTTTAGTTTGATTGTAATCTTAGGAGTAATTTGAATCTCCGGATTTACAGTATTATCTTGTGTTACTCTGATATCATTAAGATTGATATCTTTCTCCATAATGTTATTACATTCTTTATCATTAACTATATTGTTGCAACGATAACGAGCTTCAACCACTTCACCAACAGACTTGGCACGAAGGTTGATAAAGTAATATTCTACATCAATAATAGGAAGAACATCAAAGTTGATGCCTTCTGTGATGGTACAGTTCGCTAGAATATCACGAATGTTCTGTTGTATCGTGCTAGATTCATTTGATTCTAACGCCATCAATAAGTTTCTTTGTTCTTTTACAAGAAACGGACGAAACTTAACTTTCTTTTGAGAAATTGGTAATTCAATTTCATAAGTTGGTGTATCAAGTTTTGGTAAAGCCATTTTATTTTCACTCCAATTTAAAAATTATCTACGGAAAGTAGATGATATATCATTTATAAAATTATTAATTCCTGAACCGGCAGCACCGGTGGCATTACCACCAAGACCACCAACAATATTGTTAACTGCATTGATACCAGCATCCACAAATTCCATACCAAGTGCCTGTAGAGAATTGTTCTGCCAGTAGGTGTATGCGAAGGTTACATTCAATTTATGGTAACCGTCTGAACTCCAATCTAAGTCCATTTGATTCATGGAAATAGGATAAGCATCATATAAATTAACAGAATAAGAAATATTATTTGTAACATCGTATTGATTGACCGTGATAACTGTTGAATAATCACCTTTGTATCTCATATTGTTATTATACAATGGATTGATATAGTTCATCCACGCATCAAAGAATACTTTTTGTGACATATCATCATCAACAATAAAAGTCATATCAACATCAGTATATGTGTTTAGATATGGATACTTTTCTATTGGACCATATGTCTTTTGTTCTGCGGTTGCAAAAGTTCTACCAGGCAAACTGGCATTTTCACAGCGATAGTTAAGAGATTTTGCAGATGAAATGTAAGGAATCAATGTCAAAGGAATAGGAATATTCACATCAAATTTATGTGGTCGTGCTAAATCTTTTCTAAAACTGGCTTTGAAATCGTTAATGGAGCCTGCCATTTTAATTCTTCCTTATCGTTTCTAAGGATTCCTGCCACACATGAGCGGTGGAAGCTTTCCTAAACTGTTGTATCGGCAAGAATGCCGCAATGTCCCATTCGTTTGGTTGAACGGCAAGTATCTTAGACTGGACATGGTTCATTAGATACTTTTTAAGACACGGTTTGAACTCTTTGTAACGCTTGGAGGCGTTCAAGATGTCATAACTAAGGTGCATACGCTGTATATCATTGTTCCTATCAACCACAGCGAAATCCATCAATTTATCCAGAAGTGCGATTCTCTGTTGAATTGGTAAATAATGTAGGTTTAGACCAGTAAAACCATCGGGTTTGATATCCAGTACCAAAACTAATGGAAATCTGTCATAATATGGCAAATCTGATTTGGTTTTAGGGTCGTAATAAAAGAAATACAGACCACCATTATAAAACTGATTACCTCTTGAAGATGCTTCGGCTCTAATTGTTGATGCAATTCCTGTAGGATTACTCAACTCACCTATCTTCTTCATCATCCAACGGTAAGATTCCTTACTCATTGTTTGAAGTTGGGATGCAGTTTTTTGTTTTGCTAATTGTGTAAGTTTAGATGCCATAATGAGTATTTAGTTAGAGTCCTAGATGATCTTCTGTGATTACTTGAAACTCCCAACCACGGTCAAGACAGTATTCCGTGGCGGCCTTCCATTTGGCCTGATTGACACCATAAGTAACCACCTCATTGATATATCGTTTGGTCACTCTCTTTTGTGGTTCTGGTGGTTGAGATTGTTTCTTTGGCTTAACTTCTAACATCATTGTTTTAAGTTGGCCTGTGGTGGTTTTCATTTTAACAACAAAATCGGGAAAATATCGGTGCCATCTCCCGTCAACCGGTGAGATGTAGGGAATTATAATTTCCTCTGAAGCCCAAGAGACCACACTAGGATTTCTATCCAGATAGTCCATTAACTTACATTCCCATGATGAACGGTAGATGATGTTTTTGTAGTCACCAACGTATTTTTGAGGATTTTTAGGTGTGAATCGTCCAGAATATGCCATAAATATACTATGTATAACTTTTTTTTCTAGGATTATAGATGGCTATCATTTCAATACCTACCTCTATTGGTGGTGTATCCATACCAGGTAATTTAATTAATGGACCATTAGGTGCATTGTTTGGTAATGTATTCGGCATTTCTAATTATCAATATCCAAGAGATTTGGGTTCAGGAACAAAAGGTCATGTGGTTCAGTTCTCAATTAATGAGATTCAGCCTATTACTTATGAAGAGGCCAAAACGTTTATTACAACAATTGATTCTATTGAAGGTTTAACAAAACAATTCAATTCAGTTAAAGACTTTTTTGCTGGTGATGCACAAAAAACATTGAACTTCAAACCAAAAAAGAAAAGAAAAGTTGCAACTGTATCTCTATATATTCCCGATACTTTGAACTTCCAATACAATGCTGGTTATGGCAATCTTAGTTTACAAGAAGTGGCAAATGAACTCGTTTCAACTGCTGCATCGAGTAGGAATCCTATCGTAAACACCTTGGGTAAAATGGGTAGTTTAGGTTTATCTGTTGCACAATCAAATGCGGCTAAGTTAGCCTTATCTACACAAGGTCTTGCAATCAACCCACAACAACAATTACTATTTGATGGTATTGACTTTAGAACCTATCAGATGGCATTTACTTTCACACCATATTCAAGACAAGAAGCTGAAGCAGTCAGACAAATTGTAAAGTTGTTTAGATACCATGCTGCACCACAGATTACAACAACAGGTGCTGGCATGTTCTTTGTTCCACCTTCTACTTTTGATTTAGACTTTCTATTCAATGGTCAACGAAACAACAATATCACTAAAGTAACAGAGAGTGTTATTGAAAGTATTGATGTAAACTATGCACCAAACGGTTGGGCCGCACACGATAATGGTGCACCAGTTCAAACAACATTGACAATTAACTTCAAAGAGATTGAACTTGTTGATAAAGACAAGATTAACGCAGGATATTAAAAATGCAATATTTTGATACATTACCAAAAATAGTTCAAACTGATACGGTTGGTATTCCCCGTGTGTTCACCAACTTGATGGCTCGTGCCAGTATGATACCAGATGTCTTAAAGAATCCTTTGGTGTATTATTCATATGACATACAAGATGGTGACACACCAGAAACTATTGCATACAAATACTATGGTGATTCTTATCGTTACTGGATCGTATTGTTTGCAAATGAGTTATTAGACCCGCAATGGTCTTGGCCAATGACCACCAATGTGTTTGATTCTTACATGGAAGAGAAGTATCCATCAGGAAATACTACTACGACAATACATCATTATGAAAAAACATTGACACAAACAGATAACTCTACCAATACAATTACTATCAATACCATTGATATTAATGAAGATACATACAATAGTATTATAGAAAATACTCAAACATATTCTGTTGCCAATTCAACCGTTACTGTTAAGACTAATAAGCGAGCAGTTACCATTTATGATTATGAATTGGAAGCAAATGAAGCCAAGCGCAAGATTAATATTTTGAACTCGGTTTATGTTGACCAAATGGAATCACAATTCAAAGCGTTGATGTCACAATAATATGCAAAATAACGAAACTCCTGTTGTTGAATCTCCTGGTGCGTATTATCCCCAAGATTATTCTATACAGACACTCAATCTATTGACTGCAAGTGGTCAAAGGTTTGAACTTAAAAAACTATTAGTGGAACTGTCCTATTATGAGGACATTTATAGTTTTGTGACCTCTGGTTACATTACTTTGATTGATGCACAAGGTTTTTTAGAGTTATTTCAAATGAGTGGTAATGAGTTTATTGAGATTAACTTTGGTAAGATAAGAACAGGTTCAAATTCAACAGACCAACTGTTTAGAGTTTATAAAACTAGTGATAGAAAACCTAGTGGTAATATGAATAGTGAAGTGTATACATTATACTTCTGTTCTGAAGAATTGTTATTGTCAGAGCAAACAAAGATTAGTAAATCATATTCTGGTAAAATATCAGAAATGATTCAGAATATTTTAACAGACAAATTAAAAGTAAAAACTAAAAATATTCAAAAGATTGAAGAAACAACCGGTACATATAATTTTGTAATTCCTAGATTAAAACCGTTAGAAGCTATCAGTTGGTTATCAACATATGCTAGACCTAAGGCCACAGGTACAGTTGGTGCAGATATGTTGTTCTTTGAAACAAAGAATGGTTTTAATTACAGGTCTTTGCAGTCTATGTTTAAGCAACCAATCTATGCAACTTATAGATACCAAGCAAAAAACATTGAAGATTCGGTTCAAGATTTTCAAGAAAAAACAATTACTGTATTGGACTATGAGTTTGTTAAAACCTACGATTCATTGAAAGATATTAATTCTGGTACATTTGCAAACAAGGTTATCACAATTGATCCATTGGCTCGTTCATTCAAAACAACAGATTTCAATTACAATGATTATTTTGAAAAGAAAAAGACCTCATCATTAAATGACAACTCTGTATTGGTACCATTAAAGAATCGTTTAGGTAAAACTCAAAATGAGTCTTATGATTCAAGAATAAAAGTGTTAACAACTAATGCATCACAACAAAATTTAGAATATATTAAAGAAATTCCTGGTTCTGTTGCAAAAGATGTTGGTATTGAAAACTATGTCCCATTAAGGACCGCACAATTAGGATTGGCCAACTATACAGTAGTTAAGATTACAATACCTGGTGATCCAGGAATTACTGCTGGTACAACGGTTGATTTTAATCTGTTGACATTGAAACCATCATCAAATCAAAAAGATTTGGATAGATATTATTCTGGAACATATTTGGTTTCAGCAGTAAGGCACATTATCACTTCTGGTGGTGCATACCAGACAGTATTGGAGATTTGTAAAGATAGTTCTTCAACCGCATATGCAAAGATTAATAATAATAATCCTGAATTTAAGAAGGCAGTAGATGAATAACTTTTTAGGTAAAGACGGATTTAATTGGTGGTATGGGGTCGTTGAAGATAATAACGATCCACTAAAAGCTGGACGAATTAAAGTTCGTATCTTTGGTTATCATACAGAAAATCTACAAGAGTTGCCAACTAAAGATTTGCCTTGGTCTCAGCCAGCAAATCCACCAAATAGTTCTAAAGCTTTTAGTCCACCAAGACTAGGTGATTATGTGATGGGATTCTTTTCTGACGGAGAATCTGCACAGGCACCAGTGGTTATGGGTGTATTCCCTGGTTTTGAGGCCTCATATGATAAGTCAAAAGGTTTCTCGCCACAAAGCACATTAGACCCAGCAAAACCGCCAGCTGGACAAATTCAATATGAAGTTGGTCAACCAACTACTGCACCATTGGCCAGAGGTGTGGTGGCAAATACTGCAATCTCACAGTCTAATTCTAATTTGGCTCATGTGTGTGATATACCTGCTGGTATTAAATTTGAAATTGCACAGTTAACCATTTCAATAAGTGGTTTTATTAATACATTAAGAACAGAAATTGAATCTTTGTGGGCAAGTTCGTCATCTTCTCCTTTTGCAGATGAGATACGAAATGCAATTAAAACAATTAAATCTAAAATAAAACAGATTCAAAAGTTTATTCGTGACCAATTAGAACCTTTACAAGACATTCAAAAGTTTATACAATCATTACAAGAACTGTTACAATACATTGCCACATTGCCAGCAAGAATTGCAGCCTTCCTAAAAGATTGTCTAAGTAATGCTACACAAGGCATTTCAGATGCAATTTCTGTTGGTAAAGACATTGCAAGCCAAGTGCAGTCGACTATTAATCCACAATTAACTTTGGCACAAAATGAGGAGATTGTTGCAACAGAAACTAATGCACAATCACCATATCCAGATATTAAGAAACCATAATGACAATATACGCATGGACTGAACCAGAATCGGCAGCAAATACCGACTATCAGCCAATATATCCTTATAATAATATACAACAAACGGAATCAGGCCATTCATTTGAAATGGATGATACACCAACCCGTGAAAGGGTTCGTATTCAACACCGTTCAGGTACATTTATTGAAATGCATCCTAATGGTGATGAGGTACATAAAATTATTGGTAAAGGTTATGAAATCATTGCTTCAGATAAGGATGTTCTTATCAAAGGTGTTTGTAACATCACCATCCAAGGTGATTCAGTTCTAAATGTTCAAGGTGATGCATATACACAAATAGATGGTAATGCATATGAGAACATTAAAGGTAGTGTAAAACAAGTTATTCAAGGTGATTCAAGATTGATTGTTAGTGGAGATGTGGATATTGATTCTTCAGGTGATATCAATCTTGGTGCATCAACTGTTAATATTAATGCAGACCTGATGGTTCGTGGTGACATTGGTTGTTCACAATCAATTCAGGCTGATGGTAACATTACCGCCAAAATTTCTTTATCTGCAAACAAGAGTGTTGAAACGATTGGTTATATGATTGCAGGCACAACAATAGATGCTGGTGTTTCTGTTTTTGGTCCGATGGTGTCTGATATGTTTGGTTCTATGGAAATGTTTAGAATGAAAGTTAATCAGCACGTCCACATTGGCAACAAAGGATTCCCAACTTCACCACCAACTACACAAATGGAATACTAATAATGGGAAGCATATACGGTAGACTTGGTTTTAATTTCGACACCGCCAATTTTGACGGTGCAGATGTTCTTTCACAAGGTGTTCTAAACTATCTCAGTAATAGTTCTATCAATTTGTCCGAATGGCAGATTGGAGATATTGCAAATACAAATGTTGGCGGTTATTATGAAAACCCATACAACGATAATTTAGGACAATTATATGTTTATGTCGTAGGTATTTCTGCATATGCAAATACTGAGGCATATGGGTATGATAATCCTGATGTTGCCAATAATATGTTGTTGGCTGCAACTTCAGCACAAACCTCTTTAACTAATTTTACAAACCATACAAATAACCTGTCTGGTGTAACCCGTTCATCCAATACAGCTGCATATCCTGATTATACATCAGGATTAAATGTTGGTCGTCAAGTTTTGCAGTTAGTTAATAAAAGTGACGGTGTTCAAAACAATACTCCAATTCTTGGTAATTTTACCAGTCTTTATATTGCAAATACAATTACAGACTTCACCACAGCATTGAGAAATGATTATATTACATTGGCCAATTCATTTTCTGGTGCCAATAGTAATATCTCCAATTCTGCAATGAACACCATCATTTATAATATACAATCACTATCGTCTGCCATAGATGCTCGAACCTCAGCAGATATTTCTTTCTATACCAATTCACTAGAAATTGTAAATGAATATATTATCATGTTACAGTTCTCAAATTTAGGTGAAACTCAAAATAACTTAATTGACCTTATCGGAACAGATAAACTAAAAGAGGATTTAGGAACAATATGAGTTATACTATAGCCGTACCTGCATCTTCCATCCAAAAGACTTTGGATTACGGAATCCCATCAATCACTTCTGTAAGTGGTGGTGTCGCTGTTGCCAATGGTACCATCCTAATCACTTCTTCATATCCAAATTTACCAACAGTTGCAGATCCAGCATATGCACAGGCCAATGTGGCCACAGGTATTGCAACATCCAGTTATGCACAAGCAAACGATGCAACAAGTATTGCTGAAGCGGCTTTCTTTTTTGCAAACACCATAGCTGGCGGATCAGCTACCGATAATGTGGCTCGCCTTTTAGCACAATCAGCATTTAATACTGCAAATAACGCTAGCAACACAGCTCAACTGGCATATAACACTGCTAATGCTGCTTATGCATCATCAAACACCAAAGTTGCAAGTGTTACAGGAACAACCAGTCAAATTTCTGTAAGTGGTACAACAGATGTTACTTTGTCATTTCCATCGGACGTTCAAATTACATCTTTAGGTGTGGGTGTGACTGCATCCAGTATTACTGGTGAAATTCGTGCAATAGACAATATTACTGCATATTATTCTTCAGATGAAAATTTAAAAGAAAATATTATTGTTATTGAAGATGCTTTAGGTAAATTAAAACAAGTCCGTGGTGTAATGTATGATTGGAGAGATTCTTAC